AGAACAATCAAGCACCAACAGTAAAAATATTTTAGACATAGATTTTTTAGAGTTTGAGGAATTAGATCAAGATGCATTAAAAGAAGATTCTTTAGAGTTTACTGAGTTAGATATTAATTATTTAGATGTTAATTTTTTTGAAGACTTGTTAGCCATTATAGAAGAACTAGATGTTTTAAAAGAAGATCAACAACTTAATCAAAACCAAATTGGTACAAACATAGAGGGTACTGGTTTGGGGCAAGATTTAGAAACTCAAATAGTTACTTTAGTACAAGGACAAACTGCATCTTTTAGAAGAGAGGTTGAACAAAAAGCAAGATTGGATATTGATTCTGGAGGGGGGTATACTGTTATCTTGATTCAAAATGGCGTTACAAATACTATAAAAATAAATGGTGGTGGAGACTCTACTATAACTATAAAACAAGGCTCGTGAAAAAAAGTGTCATACTTTTATTGGCAAGTGCAATACTTGCCCTTCCATATGTTTATCAACCTGTTTGGTATGATACTTTAAAACTTAAAACCTTTGATACCTTTATCCCCCCAAAAAAACCTTCGGGTTATTTTACGATTTTAAATATTACTGAGGGGGATGTTGTTAAAGAGGGCGGCTATCCATTTCCAAGACAAAGACTTGCAGAAATTCAAAAACAACTGTATGGCAAAGGTGCTATTGGTGTGGGCTGGGTTATGGCTTTTACTGAACCCGATAGGTTTGGGGGAGATGAAGAATTTGCAAAAGCAATAAATATGACAGTACCTACAGTATTTGCTATGTTTGAAAACGATACTAAGTTCTATCCAAAAACTACAGGAACAGTAATTTTAGGCAATGATGCAGCAGGTTATCCTGCAAGGGGCGTAAGACAAAATGTTATTTCAGGACATGAGGGCGTAGCATCAGCACCAGTGGATGTAGATAACCTAGTTAGAAGGATACCTTTGCTTATGAAATCTCCTGATGGGTGGATTCCTGCGTATGGAACACAAGTTTTAAAAATATTAGCGGGTGCAGATACTTACATTATTAGAACCAATGAAAATGGCATAGAAGAAATAACCGTAAAAGGCATACCCCCAGTAAAAACAGATAGTCTTGGTCGTAAGTGGATATCTTGGGTAGATACCCCTGAAACTAGTCTTGATAAAATGGATGTCGAGGGTAAGTTTGTCTTTGTAGGGGTAACAGCACAAGGTGTAATGCCACAAGTGGCAACGCCAGCAGGCTTATTAGAACCGCACAAAATCCAAGCAGCACTTGCCGAATCCATTTTGATAGAAGATTCACCATATATACCCGATTATAGTCTAGCCACAGAATTATTTATATTCTTTATATCAGTGGTATTGGTTTGGCTTTGCCTTAGTTACTTTGGTATTGCCTTAAGTGCAATAAGTTTTTTATTTATTTTGGCTACGCAAACAGTTGCTGGATCAACTTTTATTAAGAATGGATTATTAATAGATGTAACTTGGGCATTCATATCTAGTTTTGTTGTAGGCACATTAGCTTTTTATCTAAGATTTAAAGAACAATTTAAACTTAGACAACAAATTAAAAAACAATTTGAACACTACCTTGACCCAAGGCAAGTTAAACAACTTCAAAAGAATCCTGATTTACTAAAACTAGGCGGAGAAAAACGGGAATGTACTTTTCTTTTTACTGATTTAAGAGGGTTTACAGCTTTGTCGGAAAGTGTGCCACCAGAACAAGTAACTTATATTATGAACAAGGTTTTAACCGTGCAACAAAAAGCGGTGCAAAAATATGGGGGAATGGTAGATAAGTACATAGGAGACGCAATGATGGCTATATTTAATGCTCCTTTAGATATGATGAACCACGAGAAAAGATCGGTAGAGTGCGGAATGGAAATAATTAAAAAAATAAAAATATTAAACCAAGAACTGCAATCTGAAAATTTGCCGGGAATAGCAATAGGCATAGGCATTAACACTGGTGAGGCTATTGTTGGCAATATGGGTAGCGAAAATAGATTTGATTACACAGCCATAGGTGATGCAGTCAATACAGCAGCAAGGCTTGAATCAGCAACAAAAGAATGTGGAGTAGATATTCTTATTGGAGAGACTACAGAGTCTAAGTGTGGGTATCATTTAAAACAATTAGAATCTATAATGGTAAAAGGAAAATCAAACAAATTAAATATTTATACTCTTAAATGATATGTTAAAAGGATTATTAAAAAATGTAGTAGGAAGTGTTGCTCCAACCCTTGGCACCGCCTTAGGGGGACCATTGGGAGGCATGGCTTCTAAAGTAATATGTGAGGTTTTAGGATGTCAAGATAATCCAAAAGCCATAAATAATGCCATTCAACAAGCAACCCCAGATCAAATGATGGAATTAAAAAAAGCTGAAAAAGAATTTGAAGCACAAATGAAACAGTTAGAAATTGATGTCTTTAAGCTTGAGGTTCAAGATAAACAAGATGCTAGAGGAAAATTTAGCAAAGATTGGACCGCTAGGATCATGGGTATTGCTACACTTGGTGGCTTTCTTGGTTATATTTTCTTGGTTACCATCCAGCCACCCGAGCAAAATTCTGAAGCATTAATAAATTTAGTGTTAGGTTATCTTGGTGGATTAGCCAGTGCTGTGATATCTTTTTACTTTGGTGCATCAAACACATCAGACAAGGGGCAGGAATAAAGTGTGGCAGGGTTTAAACTTACAACATTCAGTGGTCTTAATAAAAAGATCAGCCCAAGACTATTGCCAGAAGATGTTGCTCAAGAAACAGAAAACGCATTCTTAGACAGAGGCAGACTAGAAGGGTTACCTCAAGATACAAATGATCCTTCAGAAACTGGACCAACACATCCAGCTGCTGATATTGATGCTACCACAAGCACTATATTCAAAGCCACAGATAACGAATGGTTTACCTTTACAGATGATGTAGATGTTATCAAAAGTCCAATTAAAGAAGACGCATTTAGTCGTTTCTATTTTACGGGTGTTAGCGGAGCCTCAGGCTTCCCCAGAATGGTGGATGCAAGTAATGGCATATCAGGCTCAGGACCATACCCAGTAACTTCATACAGGCTAGGATTACCCACCCCAGGGGCATTTACTTCTGCACCATCAGTTAATAATGCAACCGCAGCAGATGGAGCGGCTACAAGTTCCCGTGCTTACATTTATACAGAGATAACTTCTTTTGGAGAAGAAGGACCGCCAAGTGTTGTAACAGCATCTGATATTGTTGATGCGGCTGACGGTGCTACAGTAACTTTGTCTCTGCCAGCAGCTTCAAGCGGTACATACAGCATTGCCAAGAGAAGAATATATAGAACAGATTTGAATGGTGTATTTAGATTTGTAAAGGATGTAGCTGGAACAACATCTGGAACTACAAATGATACAATTCTAGACGCTTCACTCGGGGAAGAAATAGAATCAACCGATAACCTTGCACCGCCAGACGATACCTCAGCAGATCATCCAGATGGTCCAATGTTAGGTATTACTGCTATGCCTAACGGTATAACAGCAGGATTCAGTGGCAACACATTATTATTCAGCGAATCCTTTTTACCACATTCTTATCCACTAGCAAACCAATTAACAACTAATGACGATATAGTTGGAATTGCATCTATTGCTTCAGGCTTATTAGTAACCACTAAAGGCAAACCATATATAGCTTCAGGAACAGATCCTAGTGCTATGGCTATGGTAGAGATTGATGCAAACTTACCAAACTCTAACAAAAGATCTTTAGTTGACATGGGCGAATATGCTATCTACGCATCACCAGATGGATTGGTATTGGCAACCAACTCAGGCATACAATTAATTACACAACAAATCTTTACTAGAGATCAGTGGCAAGACTACTATCCAAGTAATATTGAAGCTTATGAATACGAAGGAAAGTACATAGCTTTTACATGGGATGGTTCTAGTGGAGCAACTAAAAAAGGATTTATTTTTGACCCAAGGGGTGGAAAGAATGCTTTTGTTGATTTAGATTTTTATGCTCATGCAGGATTTAATGACAGAGAAAATGATGAGCTTTATTTAGTTATCGGTGGGGTTCTTAAAAAGTTTGGAAGATCTAGCAGTGCTAGGACATATACATGGCAATCAAAAGAGTTTTATACCAACAGACCTATATGCCCGGGCGTAGCAAAAGTAAGTGCTGAATCTTATAGTAGTTTAACTTTTAAACTTTATGCTGATGGTTCTTTAAAACACACTCAAACTGTTACCAGTGATGGAATATTTAGATTACCCGGAGGTTATAGGGCAAAAACATTCTACATTATTTTAGAGGGTACAGACCCTATTAATGAAGTGTGTGTTTATGAAAGTCCAAGGGAGATAACCTAGTGGCTAAATCTAAAGGTACTTTCGTTGTACCAAGAAACTTCGATCACGAAGGGAAGCGTTTTGCTTCTAAAGTAAATGAATCTATTGCACAACTTAAAGGAGAGATAGGAAATCCTTTAGATGCTGCTGTAACTTTTAGGGACCTAATCGATTCAGGAATTGCCAAGCGTGATATTAGAATTGGATCTAATGGTCAAATAGTAGGCTTAGGATCTCAGGGTGTTACTTTTGGTGATGAAGATGTTCTTGGAATCCCCCCGGCACCCACAGGCGTAAGTGCAGACGGAGCTTTTCAAAACATTGTTATAGAATGGGATGTCCCAACATTCTTTGGTTTCTCACATGCCGAAGTATGGGCAGCGACATCTAACACCTTTGCCGACAGAGTTTTTATTGGTCAAACCACCGCAGCGGTTTTTGCTCATCAGGTTGGCAATGGACAAACCAGATATTATTGGATTCGTTTTGTTAATACCCAAGGTACCGTAGGACCATTTAATTCAACGACAGGAACACAGGCAAGCACAGCAGAAGATATTGGTGCTGTTATGCAAGACTTATCTGAAACCTTGCAAGACTTACCGGGATATACAACCCTAGAGGCATTAATCTCTGGATCCGCTGGAACTGCAGCCACGGTTATAAGAAACGCAAGTGAACCATCAACTAGAGATAATGGAGATGCTTTGGTTGGCAATGATATTTGGATTGATACAGATGATAACAACCAAGCCTATTTTAGAAACTCAGGA